ATGAATAAAAAACTATTAACAAAAACATTGATAGCAAGTGCTTTAGTTTTAACAACAGTAGGTTCAGGTTTTCATTCTTCTTCAAATTATAATGGTATTAATAACGTTGCAAAAGCTGAGCAAACGACAGATAACGAATTGTGGAAAAATGTAAGAGACGCTTTAAAAGAAGCGAATATTATCGATAAAACAGATAATGAAAATGTCAAAGTGACTTATAAATTAGCAAATGGCGGTGAAAACAGTATTGAAGGTACCGCCAATTTAAATGAACTTAGCAATTCTAATAACAAACCGATCAATAGCGATAGTGTAAAAAGCATTGATTTGTCAAGGAAAAATCCCAATGGAGATAGATTTGACGCAAATGATGCATGGAAAAAATTAACTGATAAATTAAAAGAAAAGCAGATTGTGAAAGACGGTGATACAGTAACTATTCATAGTAAAGACGAAAAAGACCCTAAAATCTCAGCTAAAGTCGGTGAAGTCTATAATGATAACAAACGATTGATGTTGTTTAAAAAGGATATAGATAAAATCACTATAAACTAGTTATAGATAAAGACAGGTTACTTTTTTAATGTAACTTGTCTTTTTTTAAGAGGCAGTATCTCAAATATTAATTTATAATTTCTAAATCTATATCTATACTTTATCTATTTCTAAATCTATATCTATACTTTATCTATTTCTATATACACACTCATCCCTCACTGCAACACAGGGCGTTTCTCAGCGTCTTAAAATAAAAAAACGCCACTCGTAAGTGACATTAAAAAATATCTTTTATAACATATCCAGTATTTTTGTTTGATCTGGAAAATTCATTTTTGTATATAGGTCATCTATAGTAATTGTATAGAAAGAATGTGAATAATTACTTATTAGTTTATCCATATTTTTCATCAATTTTATGTAATCATGTTTATTCAAAAATAGACATAGTGAAATCAACAAATCGAATACATAACTACCATTCATTGTAGGAACGTATTCTTTATCGTATATTTTGTTATAATTGGCGAATATATTAGCTCTACTTTTAGCCCTGTCTATTTTATAATCATACAATCTTTCTTCATGCGCACACACGTTACGAAACATATGTGCTTGTTGTAGTATACTGTCTACATCTGATGGAGTTATTTGAACACGTGTTTTATAATCTCTTTCCAATTTCCTTTTATAGTCTTTAGCAACTTCCAATCGAAGATCATCATCCAAATTGGAATACATTTTTGAAACATTACCTAAAGTTAAATAATTCACCAATATCCATAGTGGCACTCCATTATGAGTATTAATATAATGTTTTAATGGTTTATTTTTTCTATTACTCATAACCGAGCTAAATGTAGCAACCATTTTCACGATGCTATCTGTCTTACTTGTGTCAGATGAATAATTTTTAAAGTATAAATATGAATGTGGTTCTCTATATTTTTCGCTAAAATAATATGAAATTCTTGATTTAATATGAGTTTCAAATACTAACAAATACTCTAATAAAACATTCCTAAATTTTCTATCTAGTTTGTATAAAGAAAAGACTTCTTTAAAATGAGTACCTTGCTTATATTTATCAGGAACCAAAAAATTACCATTAACATCTAGTTCTAAAAATAAATCTTTATAACCATTTATGATATTATAATAATTTTCATTTTCTAAATCTCTTTTAGCACTACTCGGTACTTCCATTCCTCTTCTTCTTAGAATTTTCAATTGTTTATTATGACTTTCAAATGGCTTCATAAATTTACCCCTATAAAAGTAGCCATAACCCGAATAGAGTTATGGCTAGATCGTTATATATATAATACATTTAATTTTATCGGTTGTAAATAAATAAGAAATAACAAAAAGAGATATTTTACACAATTACCTCCTTTATTTTATTGCTACTCCTCAAACCCACCAATATTATCAATAAACACTGGTGTTGTTACATTTAAGTCTACTTTCTCAGTAAATAAGCTATGGTATCAAACTAATTAGTATTAATTTATAAATAGCATAGCTTCATTTTCTTCAATCCTCTAACGGTATATCATCCACAATCACAGTATGGTTAGGATTAGCGTTAGATACATCTTTTACAGTTTTATCTAATTCCTCATCGTCTCCGTCCCATTCACCAATGTTAATGAATATAGGAACATCCCCGTTGATATCATGCTTATCTGTAAATAACTTATGGTATTTACCCAACATATCACGAGCTTTTAAACGATCACTTGGCTTAATTGGCACCTCTATCAGTTCAACATGTTCATTATAGACTAACTGTACTTTGCCACTTTGTGGATTCTCTTTATATTCCCCACGCTTGACCACAACTTCTTTCGTTTCTGTTTCGTCACCGACTGCCGCATTCGTAAGCACATGTAGTAACTCTTTTGCGGTTAATACATTCTCATCTATAATCTTATCTTTTTGTTCTTGTATATATTGCTTGATGTGTGGCTTCTTTAATAACCTACACCCTGTCACATGTGCACTATTTGCGCTATAACCTGCTTTTATGGCACTTTGTGTCACATTAAGTGTTCTTATATACTCATTCACAAAACGCGCTTGCTTTGCCGTTAACTCACTCATTCTATCACCTCCACAATTTTATCTAATAAGGTTTCATACCATAATCTTACAGATTGTTCTGAACACTCTAAGACACTACTAATATCTTTATAACTACGTCCTTGTATTAAAGAATCGAAAATATAAAACTCTTTATCATTAGCTACTTGGTCAACAATCATTTCTAAGTGATTCTTTACAATATGATCATCAATGTTATCGTCTGCCATCCATTCATTAGAATTTTCATCACCTATTGAAAAGAATTCATCGGTATTTATTTCATCATCTATCAACACATCACTTCTAGTTCGCTCATGATAATCACAAACGAAGTCTTTTATTTGCTGTTTATCCATTGTTACACCACTTTTACATGTGAAGATTGATGATAAGCATTTACTCGTGCAATCTTGCTATTTTCAATTGCTGTATTTCTTTGTTTTTGACGTTCTGAACGTTGTTTAATACTTGCTTGATACAAATCAACCTGTAAGCGTTCAATGACGCTGTATGGCTTATATCGTCCATTTGAACGCATATATTTTACAACTTGCTTCTGCTCTTTTTCTGTATAATGATTTAGTACCGTTTTCAACAACACCATATTACTTATAGATCGATTTTTATAGTTTTGTAATCCTGCTTTTGTTTCAATAATTTTGATAACTAGTTTTTCAATTGGATATGAGACAGAGACGACCCCCATCATTTCATCACATGTTGTGGTCGACGCACTCATATGGTACATACTTTCAATTTGGAATTCACACATCCTAATTTTTTTATTAATAAAAGTTGGGTTAAATTGCGTTAATAGTTGATACTCAGATAGTTTATTGTCGCCATTACGATAATATAAACAATTCTTCGTTTTAAGCAGTTTCATTTGTTCACCCCTATAAACAGAGCCTACCCGAATTGGATAGGCAATCATTGCTATTTAATAATCCTGTTTTGCTTAGCTAAATTTTGTAGCGTTGTACCATATTGCTTTTGCTTAGACTGTTCTGATTGTTGTAACTCACTTGAAATCTCCTGCATATTGTTTTTAATATCCAAATCAACTGCATTTATTAATAGATTTGTATCTTCTTCATTTAAACCAAATGCATTTGCGACTTTTTTAGTATTATTTAACTCGTATTTTGTTTCCATTTAATTACCCTTTCTTTTTAACGTTTTAAAAACAACTTGTTATTGTGTTCGTATGGCAAATCATTACCATTAATATATGATGTAAATATATTTTCTCTAAAGTAGCCATTCAATGCTTCCCTAGCCTCTTTATCATCATATAATTGTTCTTGACTATAAATACTCGCATATTGCTGATGCTCATCTTCATATCTATCATTAATATCTTCTATTTCATCAATGATCTCATTATATGCATCGACTACCTTTTTTAATTTACCTAAAGCTGATTGCTTTTCTGATTCATATAATGATGACAACTCGCTTTGATGTTTTAATAATTCAATTGTCTTTTGATATTTAACTTCTTTCGACACACTTTTCTTTGTCTCTAAGCGTTTATTAAGTGCTTTTAATTTCTTTTCATCAGCATCTGTTGCTTGATATAGGTTATCTGCTTTATCATCTTGTCCATCCATGATTAACTGTTTGTATGTGGACTTATCTAACTTTATTTTACTCTCCAATGCATTACGCTCTTGTTCCAATTCTTGTATAGCCTTTTGTTGATCTATTACAAATTGGTTGTATTCTTTAAAGTACGATTCAGTTTTCATTTTTATCCCCTTTACACTTTAATTCGTTTCAAAGCTTCATAGCGTTTCATACTGCCATCAGCTAATTTCTTAATATTTCTCATCGCTTGTTGCTTTTCTTGTTCTGTCGTAATGATGTAATAACCACGTTCACTAGGTTTATAACTGCATCCGATAGGATAGCCATAATCATATACTAATGAATTGATTACTTTTCTTAACCATCGTTCATTGCTTGAATTATATTCATATCCCAATTGATTTAAGATTTTAGTTTTAGTAATATACTTATTGGACGTATTTTTTATCACATTGAAAACTTGCAGGTGTTCAGTGGGTAAATGATACGTCTCTTTTTCTGCGATACTTTGCATTTCTACACCTCTTTCTTTTAATTATTTTATACCTAAATTATACCATTTTTACTGACCTAAAACAAACTTACGTTCGCTTTGTAGCGCGCTTTGTCAGTTGTTTAGCTTGTCGTATATAACACCTATAGAATCATGTTATCAACTTAAAAATGACCTTTTTACATTATTCTCATATAGAACTTAAGTTCGTCAAAATTATACGAACAAATAGCGAACAAACTTAACTTTTAGGCCTATGCCAAAAACACAAACTTTAGCTTGTATTAGCGTTAACAAAGTGCGCATACCTTGCACAAACCTTGCCATTTTTTCAATTCTCAAAGCCTGTATACCTTCCGGAAACCTTCCGATTTTAAAAACTAATACCTTTACATAACCTTATTATTTTCAAAGTCATAAAACAGCTTAGTATCAGCGTTTCACACTTTTTTAATTTCACCTATCTCAACCTTTTCATTTCTTCGCACCTTTGTATAACCTTTGTATTTTAAAACTGCTATACCTTGTATAAACCTTGTATAAAATTGTAGTATTTCATTAGGAGCCACACACTACATGTGACCCCACATAACATTATTTACTTATACTATAATAAGACGCTTTTAGATCATTCAATTTACGTTCTAACGCCGTGTAATCCTCTTGTGTCGCATTCTCATCTTGTACAAACTCAGTTACTAATTTTAATCCCTCAACTAACTCTGGTGCTGGTTCATTGATTCCCGTAGCTATCTGATACAACATTTCAATATTCGCTATCACATCAGTATTACTCGATTGAATGCCCTCAAGTGTATCAGTATCAAATCCATTTTCTAGGTACTCAAACACATCACTATTATTTGATTCTGCATATGTTTGTAATCCATACATAAAATATTCATCTTCAAACAAATGACTAGCCATCATATCACTAATAGAAAGCTGTTTACCGTCATGTAATTCATAACCTACATAATGCCCCTCTATGCTTCTTATAAGCCCCTCAGTGTGCTTAGGGGACGCTAATTCAAATGATTGCCTTACTTTACAATCTTTAATATATACATGACCAAACAACTTACTATTCATCACCACATAACACATATCAAACGGATCATTATATAACTTAAAGCAACATGGTTGTACTTTACTATGTTCTAATAATCCAGTGTAGTACCTTAGTAACGTGCCTGCTCGTGTTTCAAATTGATTTACGATAGTTTCTATGTTCATTGTGCAATCTCCTTTTGAGGCATTTTGCTGAATTGTTCAAACTCACCTGTCTCAGTATTAAATTTCTTAATGCTACATGTAGCCGCTTTATCGATGCATCCCATATCATCACTATCATAAAAATTAATATTATGAGCTTTACTTAAAGCCATACATACAACTGGTGAATACCACACTTCGCCATCTTCTATATATTCAACAAATAAATTTTCGGGTGCTGGCATAATTTGGATTGGTGCATCATGATGAAGTTGATTATAAATTTTCTCTTTGTCATTCATATTAGACACACTCCATTTCTTTCTTACTAACATTAAACGTGACAGGCAACCAATGATCTGTTTTAATATTTTTCGACCTTACAATAGGCAAATCCAAACCTTTACCATCAACCATATAAACAATTGGCTCACAAATATCCATCTCAATATGTCCATCTTTTTTAAGTTCAGCGATAACATCAAACGCTTCTTGATTCCACCCAACCCAAAACACAACATTAGGATGTTGACCACTTGTATATGCGCCGTCACCTTTATAATCAAAGTTATTTTCTTCAAATACACGTTCTATTTCTACAAATGATGTACCAGCATGCCCCTTTATATATTCTAAAATTTCTGACTTTAATTGATTTTTATTCATTTTCTTCCTCCTAATTTTTGATAGGTGTCCCACTGTCTTATTCGAATTGCAATTCAAGACACTTATGAATTTCTTTTTACGCTTACTCCCTCAAGGGCTTCACTTAATCTGTCTCACTGTCTCACTGTTTACGACCTACATTTATATATTTTGTATATTGTGTAAAATAATTTCTGTAAAACTTTACCCTAAAAACCATCAAGACACCAAGACACTTATAGCGTGGCATATACTGCCACAAGGGATTGCGGGTGTCTTAAACTTGTCTTATAAGTGTCTTACTGTCCTAAAAATAAGATGTTTAAACTTTAAGATTCTTATAATAAGAAGCTAAATCTACACTAAAGCCATATTGCTTACCAATACCTTCACCATATCGCGTTTGCTTTTTCACAGTGCCACAATAATTTGTATTTCTTAACGCTTTATCAATTTTTCTTAAATGGTGTTGTTGTGGTTGGTCATCTCGTTTCATCATCACTTTCCAAATTTCCATGCTACATACCTTGTCACGCCATACATAAGCACCTGGTTTTGTATTCGGTAATTCAATCAATTTACCATCACCATATAATTTAATATAGTCTTGGTCTATAACATCATGCGCAGACACTCTTTTTTCTTCTAACGTTCTATACCAATAGTCTGACGGAATAGGACGTTCAAGAAATTCTTCTATTTCTCCAACTAAAGCATCTTTTTCAGAATGAGCTTCTTGGACTTTTAAAGCCATTTCACTCGCTTCTTTATCTAGCAACAATGCTTTATCCGTCGGATTCTCATCAAAATATACTTTAGCTTCGGCAAACATTTGTTGCACAACATCTGGTGTTAGATCGTCAAATGGGCTTTTAGTTGCTTTATTTTTATCTGTCGTAATAGGAAAAAAACGACGATTGCCTGTTTGGTCTTTTAAAAACTCATAGTTATTGGTTGTCCCTACAAACACACACTGTCTAGGATGACGCTCTGTGCGTTTACCATACGAAGCTCTATAAATATCTACAATGGCACTTATAAAACCCTTAATATCTTCAATAGTAGACTTTTGAAATGCCGACAGTTCTTCAATTTCACATATCCAAGAACCCTGCAATTTCTTATAGACCTCATCACCTTTAAACGTTTTAATACTTTGGTTATACCAATGACCTCCCAATTTACTCACTGCCGTAGATTTCCCAACACCTTGACCACCATATAAAATAATCATGGAATCATATTTAATACCTGGCTGATAGATTCTAGCAACTGCACCCATCATCCATTTTTTTGTAACTTCTCGATTGTAGTGATTATCTTCAGCACCTAAATAATCAATGAATAACGTTTCGATTCTTTCGATTCCGTCCCATGATTTAGATTCAATCATCGATTTAATAGGGTGGAATCTATTTTGATAAGCTTCCTTTTCAATTACAGTATCAATAAGATCACGGCTAAACTGCACATTATACAATTTATCAATATGTGAAATCACATGTGTGGTATCTATATCAGCCCAATAATAATTCGCATCCCCTTTTGACCTCCAATACGGTAGACGTTTCAGTTTGGTTACTTTTTCAAAAGCGTCATATTGTACTAGCCCTTTTAAACTCTCATCATTACACAATATGATTTCAGCATTTGTAGTCGTTTTTTTCAATGCTTGTGTAGTAGCAGAACGCCTTAATTGACTTTTCCAATCATTAGCATTTAAAACACCGGTTCTGCTATCAATCATTTCAAATACTTCTTCGTTTGTAACATCTTCCAAACAAAAACCTCCATTTCTAACTGTTTTTACTATCTTTTTTTAAAATACTTTTAAAAGTATTGTTTACTTCACTTTGATTAATAGGTGGTTTGCATACACTTGCCCACGCACTCACTAACCCATAAACTAAGTTTGGATCTACATACCTACGCAAAAGATAACCTGTAATTGAAGCCAATGTTGAATTGCGCTCTCCCTCACTTACACCAAAAGCTATATCTCGCCAATACGCACTACCATGTCGCGTGTATCCTTTGATATTAGGACTATCATTTGATTGTTCATACTCCTTTGACCACTGTTCGAGCATATCAACATTCATAATTGGACAGTCATTCACTCGCTTAATAAATATGTGTCCTTTTTGAATAACTGGTAACGCAAAACATCTACTTGGCTGATATGAACCTTCATCCACTTTATGACCAATTTTATTTGCTAATACTTTTGTATATTTACGATAATCATCTGCACTTATTCGCTCATTCAGAGGGATATACAGGCGTATTCTAGCTTGTTCAGTTGTATGGCTGAACGATGTGTGCCAAAACCATGCAACATTGCTTAAAGCTGAGCTGATTGCTTCATGTAATTGCTTTAAATCATTTATTTCATCATAATCAAGTACAATCACATCTCTGTATACGACATTAACGTCATTGCGATGCTTTTTGATAATTTCACCATGATCATTTGCACCATTTTTAATATCACCGTAAACAGCAACACCACGTGCATACTTATAATTTGCTTCTATAGGCACAGACAGTTTATTAATTAACTTACTCCATTTAGGTTTTGAAAAGCTCTTAAATGAACGTGAGTCTAAACTTTCATAATGTACCACTGAAACATGTGTGTCATATTCTAATTTAATTTCATTCATTTTTTGCACCTCTTAATGAAACAACAGAGCAAAGATGTTATAATAAAAATAGTTATTTTTTATTAATTACTCTGTAATTTTTAATTTCTTTGCGTCATCTGATTCTGTCGCCAAACTTACATCAGATGATGCTTTTTCTATTTCATGAAATTTTTGTATAAGTTCATCGAACTCTTTTAAATAAACCTGTAATAACTCAACTGTATGTTCATTTTGTATACGATGTTCTAAATAGCTAGCAGAAAAATTAATATGTTCCCGTTTTGTTTCTAATTCATTTTTTACAAATCTATCTTCAACAAACCAAGCATGTTTGGTAGCTACATCATTAATTTTTTGTTTTATCACTTCAATGTCACACATTAAATCTTTAATTTCCCAATTCATTTTTATTCTCCTTTCTCTAATTGAAAATTATTCTTTAATTCTTGTGCGCACCATTTCATTATCAATTCTAAGTGCTTTTCACGACTGATCTCTGAAACCACTTCAATACCATTAACATATTCTGTGTGTTCATAACTTTCCAAATTATTCATGACACTTAACTCAAGTTGATAAACCACGTGTTCTATTACTTCTTTTTGTTCATTATTCATTTTCTAATCCTCCTGTTAAATTAAATCCTAAAGTTATTAGCCAAGCATAAACGCTAAAAGCAACATACATGTTAGATATTGCTAGTAATAAAATTGTTAACAACGAAACTAAGCAAATATAAGTTAAGTACATTTTCATTGCCTTGCCTCCTACATCCATTTTTTATGACGTGCCTTCATGTACTCCTCGAATCGCGGAATACTGATAACAATCATTGATGATGATAGTGAATAATATAAATCATCAATACCTTTATGATCTTTTTCCCACTCTTTTAAAATACGATTGACCGAACTGTATGAAATTCCAAAAATACCAGCTAGTGCATTAGGTTTCGCAAACAACGGATTTACTACAACTTGCTTTGGTTCTGTAACTGTATTTTCTTTTAATGGAAAATCTTGTAACTTTGTTCTAGGCATTTATTTAACCCCCTCTTTTTCAATAATTCCAAAAAATTCATTTGGTGTTATGTTGAAATATTCACATAACTTCATAACTGTTTTTGTATCTGGATTTTCAGTACGTTCGTGATACAAGCCATGTATTGATGTTCTGGAAATACCAGTTACCGTGCTAAGTTTTGACGCCGTAACTCTATGTTTCCCCATCAACAAACTTAAATTATTATTCAAGATAAGCACTCCTTTCTTTTAGTACTACAAGTACTTTTTTGTACATTGAGTACAAAACAAATATTACACACTTCTTTTTGTATTGTCAACACAAAAAATATTGTACTCAAAGTACAACTTATTTATAATTATAATTAGAGGTGATTTATATGACTTTTGGTGAAATATTAAAAAAAGAAAGAGTGAGTTGGAAGCTTTCGGTTAAAGAACTCTCTACTTTATCAGGCGTTTCGCAAACATATATAAGTAAATTAGAAAACGGAAAAAGAAATTTCCCTTCTTTAGAAACAATTTTCAATTTACTAATAGGCTTTAAAACACATATCGAATATAAAATGGGCAGTGAAAGCCCGTTTTATGAAATCAATAATAGTTACTTAGATGAAATTCTCATAATGTTTATAAACTCATCTAATAGTACTATTAGCGATAGAGACCCCAATGAACTTATTACACAATTCAATGAATATTATGATGTTACAATTAAAAAAAAACAGAACGAAAACTCAAAAATTGAAAGTGATATATTTAGTAATAAAATCAAATTGGTTAAAGGGACTACAAAAAAAGAAGTTATAGAAAAGCCTTATTTTGACTTAAATTGGCTACTTACTCAAAATGAATATGAAGTGTTTTTTGACAGAAGCTTTCTCTTAGATAATAATTTTTTAAATAAGAAGCATTTCACAGAAAAAGATATGTATTATTACAACGTTTTAAATGATAACGATTTAAAGACAATTAAAGATTTAATCGTTGTATTTTTACTTAATAAATACAATTACATTAAAAACAAGGATGATTTTTTTAATATCTTTACAAACTCGGAAGATGATAAAACTAAAAGAGACGCCTTATATAAAATTTTATATGAAACAGATTAATGTCATAATTTTCAAACAAATTATATAAAACAGTCAAATTCCTACGTGTCCTAGCACATCTACGTCTTATTTTAAGGTTGTGAGATACATAGTAAAAATGATTCAACCAATATACTCAAGGAGTGATTAAAAATGCCTATATGGCGTTGTAATATAAAAAAAGGAGCCATCAAAATGAATAAAATATTTAGAATACTCACTGTTAGCTTGTTTTTCTTCACATTTTTAATAAAAAACAATCTAGCATATGCTGATGTAGGGGTAATCAACCTTAGAAACTTTTATGCTAATTATGAACCTGAAAAGCTTCAAGGAGTTAGTTCTGGAAATTTTTCTACTTCTCATCAATTAGAGTATATTGATGGAAAATACACTTTATATTCACAGTTTCATAATGAATATGAAGCGAAGAGATTAAAAGATCATAAAGTAGATATCTTTGGAATAAGTTACTCAGGTCTTTGTAATACAAAATATATGTATGGTGGAATTACGTTGGCGAATCAAAATTTAGATAAACCTAGAAATATACCTATTAATCTCTGGGTCAATGGTAAGCAAAATACTATATCTACAGACAAAGTTTCTACTCAAAAAAAAGAGGTAACTGCTCAAGAGATTGATATTAAGTTACGAAAATACCTACAAAACGAATACAATATATATGGTTTTAATAAAACAAAAAAAGGTCAGGAATATGGATATCAGTCAAAATTTAATTCTGGGTTTAACAAAGGAAAAATTACTTTCCATTTAAATAATGAACCTTCTTTTACATACGATTTGTTTTACACCGGAACTGGTCAAGCAGAGAGTTTTTTAAAAATTTACAATGATAATAAAACTATAGATGCAGAGAATTTTCATTTGGATGTAGAGATTTCATATGAGAAAACTGAATAAATATAATTTAAGGAGAAAAGGCAATGAAAAAATTAATAAGCATCTTATTAATAAATATAATAATTTTAGGTGTCTCTAATAATGCCAGCGCTCAAGGCGATATAGGAATTGATAATCTCAGGAATTTTTATACAAAAAAAGACTTTGTAGATTTAAAAGATGTAAAAGACAATGATACTCCTATAGCTAATCAACTACAATTTTCAAATGAATCTTATGATTTAATTTCAGAATCAAAAGATTTTAATAAATTTAGTAATTTCAAGGGAAAAAAACTTGATGTTTTTGGTATTAGTTATAATGGCCAGTGTAACACTAAATACATATATGGTGGAGTCACAGCTACTAACGAATATCTAGATAAATCTAGAAATATACCTATAAATATATGGATCAATGGAAATCACAAAACTATTTCTACCAATAAAGTTTCGACAAATAAAAAATTAGTTACCGCTCAAGAGATTGATGTCAAATTAAGAAAGTACCTTCAAGAAGAATACAACATTTATGGACATAACGGCACTAAAAAAGGAGAAGAATATGGTCATAAATCAAAATTTTATTCTGGATTTAATATTGGTAAAGTAACGTTCCATTTAAATAATAATGACACTTTTTCATATGGTTTATTCTACACAGGAGATGATGGGTTACCAAAAAGTTTTTTAAAAATTTACGAAGACAATAAAACTGTAGAGTCTGAGAAATTCCATTTGGATGTCGATATTTCTTATAAAGAAACGATATAAATCTATTAATTATATTATAATCATTATTTTTCGGGTAGCCCGCCTACCCTTATTATTTTTTGCCAATTTTGAGGAGGGAGAAGCAAAATGTGGTTTGAAAAATTTAAAAATAAGAATAAAGAAACTAAATATAGATATTACGAGAAGTACAAAGACCCACTCACAAACAAATGGCGACGTGTTAGTGTGGTTCTTAATAAGAATGGTAAGCAATCACAAAAAGAAGCTCAAAGGCTCTTAAATGAGCGTATAGAAGCAAAACTGAATGATAAGACACCTACTACACTTAAGTCACTAACTTTTCATGCTGCAAGTGATGAGTGGTTTCAGAACTATATCAAAACGTCTGGGTCAAAAAGAACGACTATTAAAACTAAATTGAGTAAGCTAAACACTTTGAAGAAATTTGTAGATGAAGATATTTTAATCAATAAAATAACACTTTCATATGCGCAACAAGTTTTCGATGAAATGGATAGTAAAGGTTATGTATATCAAGTTAACAAAGATGCGTTAAGCATATTCAAAAATGTATTTGAATACACCAGACGCATCTATAAACTGCAAGATTTAGAATTTTTAAAAGATATAACGTTAAATAAAAGAATTAAGTCTTATGATGAAGTGAAAGCTAAACGTAATAAATACCTCGAATTAAATGAAATACAATCTATCATCAAAGATATTAATATGAAGGCTCAGAAAATGCACTCAGGTATCCATAAACGGTTTTATTTATTCGTTGCACTCATGACCGAATTTCAAGCCTTAAATGGTATGCGTATTGGTGAAATGTTAGCCATTCAAAATGAAGATATAGACTTTGATAATAAGAGTTTAAATATTAACGGAACAATCCATTGGTTTCACGATGAATCTGGTGGATTCGGTGTAAAAGATACCACTAAAACAGAGTCTAGTTATAGAACAATTGGATTGAGTAGCAGAAGTTGCGAGATATTAAAGAAAGCAATACTGGAGAACAAAAAGGATTCAAAATGGAATGATGGATATCTAAATAGAAATTTTGTATTTACTAATCATAAAGGTAACCCAATGCAGACTGAAAGATTCAATAAAATCCTTAGGGAAGCAGCTAAAGATGTTGGTATTGATAAAGAAGTTTCTTCACATATATTAAGACATAGCCACATATCATTACTCTCTCAACAAGGCGTGTCACTTAAAGCTATTATGGATCGTGTAGGCCATTCCGACCACCGTACAACGCTTTCCATTTATTCTCACGTTACTGAACAGATGGATAAGGATATGATGAACAAACTTGAACAGTTAAAACTTGGATAATGCGCTCAAATCTGAGCGTATTTTTTTGTTTAAAATTCGATAATTTGCATATACTGCCCCTTTTGTGCCCTTTTTTATTTTCAATACCACAAAAATAACCCCTTAATCGTTGTCATTAAAGGGCATTTTTATTTAATTGATA